ATCCGGACGGCCAAAACGATGCACCCACAAGAATTCAGGAACACAAATTGTCTTGCGCCCATTCTGGCGGTACTTAATATGTATGTAGTGTTCTTCACCACCAAACCCGCGAAAATCCGGGTTGAAACCTAACCAACAATCTTTGCGGGTTGCGAAAACACCTAGTCCCTGCGCGGGGATTTCAAACGGTTCACCGCGCTCATACGCATCTTTATCCGTGTCCCATTGCCCCCACATTTCAGCGCCCCAAACATCGTTGAAGTGTGTCGAAACTTGAATGTGGTTATCGTAAAGCAACGGCCCTTGGATCAGGTTTTTCGTGTTTGGGTTTGCGTTGAAATAATCACGAACTGCTTTGATAGAGCCATTCGGGAATAAGATATGTGGGTCACACACAACAACGTTCGGCGAAAGCGCTGTCGCTATTACCTTGTTGCGCGTGTTTGCGGTTCCTTGTTTTTCTGTGTATGGAACGTATCGCACGATGTGTGGTAAATTAGCAGCGAATGCGGCTGTCGCTTTGCCGTGCTTGCTGTCGGGGTTATTATCAACAATTACAATTTCATTGATGTGTTCGCCGTGGTACATAATAGCAGCGTGAACCGTAAAATACACACCATGAAAGTCGTCGAATGTCGCCATCCCTAGCGTTAATTTTGTTTTGTCAATCATCACTTTCTCTTTCAAGTTACAGGTTTGAAAAATTCAATCTACATACAAGATTCAGTTTTCGTAGAGCCATTAGGGGAGCATGAACCCCCGGGGGGACACATCGACGGGAACAAACAACTCCCGGAATCCAACATCCATATTCCGGCGGTGCAAGTGTAGTGACACGGACCGGGCGCTGCCGTGGTTGTCGTTGTGCTTGTTGTTGTCGTTGTTGGCGCGGCTGTTGTCGTTGTCGTTGTCGTTGTCGTTGTTGTTGTTGTTGTTGTCGTTGTCGTTGTCGTTGTCGTTGTTGGCGCGGCCGTTGTCGTTGTGCAATTACCGAGCGAAACAGGCCAGTTAGCAACACAAAATGTACCCGTACTAGATGCGGTACTACATCCGCCACAATCGTGGCATTTAGTTGTGCCGCATAGGCTTTCGCGTTTTGATTTACACTCTACGTCCTTGTATGTGATCGTGAAATTACCACCGCCAATCGGCGTGCATGATGCTATTTTCGCGTAGCAATAACACTCACAATCGGTGCATGTCGGGGGCAGTGTCGTTGTCGTGGTCGTGGTGTTTGTCGTTGTCGGCGCGGTGCATCGAGTGTAATCACCACCATCGTAGCATGAGCCAATTGGGTAACCCGCGCAACCGGTAGTACAATCCCCTGAAAATGATTGTGTGATAGTCCCCGTGCAACCACAATCAGGAATCTCAACCCCGTCTTCTGCGCAAACTTTCGACCTGCAAAATTTTTGCAAAGTTAGATCAAAACCAATTTCTGAACAAACACAATTGAGTACCCTTTTAACGCAATACCCGTCAGTACATGGGGGCAATGTTGTGCTTGTGGTTGTCGTACTTGTGGTTGTCGTACTTGTGGTTGTCGTTGTCGTCGTTGGTGGTAGCGTTGTAGTGCCGTAGCAATCGGAACGCTGGACTTCACAATCATATGAACCTGAACCCGTTGGCGCGTTACACTGGCATTGGTAGTTACAATTTTTATGCTGGAATAGCCATTCCGACGTACCTACGTTCCATGTCCAGTAGCACTCACCAACACATACAGGACTTTTTGTCGTTGTTGTGCAAGGCGCAAGTGTCGTTGTACCCGTCGTGGTTGTGCCAAATGGGTGGTGTGTGGTTGTGGTGTTGCCATTATTCCCGTCGCATTTACAAGGCGTGTTTGCTGACCCACCACATTCGGGGGTTATCGTCGGCGAATCACAACTACAATTTCTCCCATTCGCGCAAGTATAACGGCAGTTATTCCGCAATAAAACCCAAGCGCTACCATCATAGACCCAATCGCAATTACCCGTGCATGTCGGCGCTTGTGTTGTCGCTACTGGCTGATAACATGATGTGTGGACATCGACGCAAGTATCTCCAACACCCGTTGGCCTGTCACATTTTGGCAAACAGTATTGCGAATTCGAGCATTTGAATTCGATCAACCGCCACCCTAATTGAGGTATATATCTCCACTTACAACCAGCGCATTGCGGGCTTAGTGTTGTGCTTGTCGTTGTCGTCGGCGCGGCTGTTGTTGTCGTTCCTGTTCCTGTTGTGGTTGTGGTTGCGCAACTACAATTTGGTCGGATAGTTTTGAATTCTTGCGTCGAACAATTAGTTACAGCGATTGAACAGCCAACACTTTGCATGCCGCAATATGTAGGTTCATCACACACGCAACCAGTGTTGCAAGTGCTATCGATCAAAACCCAATCGTTTGTTGAAAAATTAAATGACCATTTACAACGCCCCGTACATGGGGGCAATGTGGTTGAACCGGCGCATGTTTGCCCAAAATTGAATGACACTAAAGCGACGGGCAAGCCGTCTTCTTTCAGTTGCCCGATTATAAGTGAGTCAAATACGTCACCTACTTCTGTCTCTTCAACATCCGTGTCCTTCACCATCACCCAACAATCTTGTGCGACACGGTTTGAAAAATTCAAGAATGGCGCGTTCGTTGTCGTTGTCGTTGTTGTCGTCGATGTTGGTGCGAATGTCGTTGTTGTCGTCGATGTTGGTGCGAATGTCGTCGTCGGCGCGGCTGTTGTTGTCGTTCCTGTTCCTGTTGTCGTCGTTGAAGTGCAGCAATAGAAATCACTGTTGTAAAAAACAATTTTGCCCGGAAACATCCCTTTTAATTCATCAAAAAAGCCGACCACCATAACGCTAGCGCTGCGCTGTGTTCCGGGTTGTATATTAATTCGGTCAAGGTGTTGTACGCGCGTAGTTTCCACTTCGCGCACCACATTAGCGATGCGTTTGGCGGAACCTCTATCGAAAATAACCTTGTTGTCCGATTCAGCCATATTTAGAAGTCCGGTAAACCAAGTGTGCTGAAATCAATCGTGTCGTGATTGTAAAACAGTCTGAAATACGGGAGCAATTTTACTGTAATTCCGGGGGTCGATGCCAAATGCTGAACCGCCGTTGTACCCGAATATCCGCGCACTACTGTCATGCGAAAATAGCCAGTAGAAAATTCAGCGTGCGTAACTTTCATTATTTCATCCTCAATTTGGATGTAGTAATAATAGTTTGGGGACTTTATGTAGCCACCTGAATTATCAATATTCGGTGGAAACAAATCATCAACAATCCCTTCGTCTTCCGTGCCGACATTAACCGGTCGATCAAGCGCGACTTCGGTTTGTGAATCCGACATCGAATGCGTTAGTGGGACAACACTATCCCGCAACGCATACCCGCGCCCATTCAACAATGTCGGGTTTCCGGGCAATGAAAAATCTAAAGGGTCGCGAAATAATTGTCTATCTTTATCCCTGAAAGATTGATCCAGAACAAAATCCGCCCATGTATCTTTCGTGTCGATCTCTAACACTGTATGAACCTGATAATACTGTATTCCGTAGCTTATTTGCTTGTGCCCCCTCTTATCAGCGATACGAATAGTATATGGGTTGAACGTGCCCGAAGTAACTGTAACGACATTCGAGTTACACGCGTCGATTTGATGTGACGCAGCAACGCTATCATATGTCTCTAGGTTCTGAATGATGGTTACTTGTAACCGTTTCTTCGGTTTTGTTATTGGTGGGTCGTATGGCTCAACCGACGATGCCACGATCAACATACCCGTAACGTCGCGCATTTGGGGTTTGTCGATCAATACCGCGCCATAATCAATATCAGGCGGTTGATTTAGCGGGTTATTTGTTATCGCCGCAACGAGTCTATCTGTGTCATACGACGCGGAAAACAGCCAAACAAATGGCTGTTGTGTCCGGGTGCAATTTATGCTGACACATGTTGCCAGCGCATCAACCGCGCCAAATACGGCGAACGTATCACCAATTTTTGGGGTTAAAACATCGCCCAAAACATCTATTTGAGTGCTGCGCGCGCTGTTCGTGTAAACCCACAATTCGATCTTGTATTTACGGCGCACAATTTCCGCAAGAAGGCCGTTGCGTTCGCTTGACGCTTCCCCGTCGCTGACAGATTTCAAAGCTATGCGCGTAATGCTCATTAGATTTTCACCACATCCATTTTAGCCAATGCTTCCGCCGTCTTCTCTTGTTGTTTCAATTGTTGTCTTTGTAAATCTAGCGCTATATTTTGCAAGCGCTCCATTCGCTTCTCTGGTGTTTCCCGGTAACGTTCATCTTGCGCGTTTGAACGTATATAAGCGCTGTACGCTTCGTTGCTACCTTGTCGTGTCGCGCCACCAAACGATATTTGATTGTCCCCCAATTCATTTGAGAGACCGTTCAGCGCTGCGTACGACGCCTTAGCGTATGTCATCCAATCAATAGCACCCTCATTCAACAGCAAATTCAATTCCGCCATGTCATCCTTGAATTTTTCAAGCGGTGTTCGCATAGAGCGAATAATATCTAGCGCTCTTGACAATCGCTCGTTATTGTTATTTGCGTAGGGTACTGCGCCGCCAGCGCTACGTTCACGTTTCAACGCATCACTTTGTTTTTTCTGTAGCTCTTTTGCTCTCTCTAGAAATTTCATCGGGTCGCGCTCTTCGATGCGCTTCAATTGTGCGTCTAGTTCATCGCCCCATTTTTTCAGGTCATCCCCCGCCAAACTTTGCCCGTTTCTAGCGCGTGCTAGCGCCGCTTCAAACTGTTTGCCAATTTTTGGTAGCTTCACTAATTGCTCTAGGATTTCCGCAAGTAAAGCATTCACAAGCGCACCAACCGCTGCGAAACCCACTTTTAACATCGTGGGCACAGCGCCAAGGTAGTCAAAAATATCCATCACTAGAACGTACATACTAGACAGCATGACTAACACAATTTTGAAACCGTCTGTTATGTTGCCAACTGCGTCGTCCGTACCGACAATGGATTCTAAAAACGCTTGTGCAAGTGGCGCTATCGTTGCCGCAAGTTGCATTCCGATACCTTCCACTTGTTGAAGGATATTATCCCAACGTTGCTGTAAACCCTCTAAGGAATTCGCGTCGATCTCTGAGACCGTTTGCCCGTATTTCTGTGCTTGTTGCCTTAGCTCCGCAATACCTATTGCGCCTTTGTTTAATAACGGCAAGAGGTTTGCTGCGTCTTTGCCGAATAATTGTGTCGCTATTGCTGCGCGTTGCGCCGCGGTTGGAAGTTTGGAAATCGCTTCCGCCACTTGTATAAATTGGTCTGATGGTTTTAGGTGTTTGAATTTTTCAAATTCAATACCCATCCTAGTAAAAATACTCTTTGTCGTGCTGTCAGATTGCGCACGAGAAACCGTTTTCGCCATTGTTTCGAGTGCTGTGTTGACATCTTTTGATGACCCCCCTAACTGCCTAATTGCCGATTGCAATTCAATAACATTTGTTACCGAGTCACCTATTGACCGCGCAAATTTATTTGCATCTATGATTTTGTTTGCGCCGTCGTTGGCCAATTTCATCACAGCGTTTAGCGAAAGATACACCGCAATTAATCCGCCGATAGCTACCAATGCTGCGCCCGCGCCGCCAAGAATGGTAGAAAATAAACTGTTCGCTGAACCTTCCGCGCCTTCTTGCGCGCTCGAAAGGTCATCAGATTTTTTTTCTACTTTATCTATGGTTGCGTTGAAGCGGCTTGCATCCGCTTCAATTTTTGCGACGATGGTAGCTAAATCGGCCATTACTTAAATATCTCCGCCAACATTGCTTCAGTCGCTTCTAGTGACATTTCGTGTTCAGATTTTGGACGAAACATCAAGAAATCATCAAACGAGTATTTCGTCGTACTCTGTGAGTTCGCCACAATGCAAGCAACTTGCGCCAAATAATACTCTAAGCGTTCCGCCCAATGCGGTGAATGGGATTCATGGAAATATAAGCGCCGGAACGTTTTGTAAGATAAGTTATCCTTCAAAATGTGTTCCGGCACTCCGTAACGGTAGCTAAGTTTAATCCAAAAATCCGCCTCCGTACCGGGCTTTATTCGTTTTTTTCGGTTTCGTCTTCCGCGTTTGGCCAACTTAATTCGTGACAAGCATCGTGCAACCGTTCAATTGCAGCGGACGATTTTCCGCCTAGCTCCGTCGCGTCTGACAATTCAAAAATCGGTCGTGGGTCATTCTCGCCCATACACGCACAACGCACAACCAGTTTCGCGCGCATGATGTCGGTATCAACCTCAATTCGTTTCTTTTTTCCCTTGCCTTTGCGAACCATCAAGGTTTCTTCATAAGCGTCTTTCTCCCGCGATGTAAGAGACCGTACCCACACTTTCATACCCCATTCGGGAACGTCTACTTCTTTATAGAAGATGTCTTTTTTTGTGAGAATTTGCGTGCGCAAATCATTGGTATCTGATGTAATCAACATTGCTTCCGCCACGTTCCACCCTCTTTAAGTTTGAAAAATTCAATCCTGTTACGCTGCTGTTGTCAGTCCGGTTTTGCCAGTGATTTTCAAAGTGATGTTTGCCTTGACCAAATCACCTTGTTCAAAGGTTTTCGCTAAGCCTGAAATGAACGCTGTAAACGGAAACTGTGTACCTAAACGCGTTTGGATGTACCAAGCGGCATTCAGCCCTTTATCAAACCAAGGTTTCACGCGCGCGTAACTTCCTTGTGTGAAATTCGCGGATAGTGTCACTTGCCCAGCATCGCGCCACCCTGCCAAAAACAACTTGAAAAATTCAGGTTGCGCGGGTTGCGTTGACAACCCTTCATACGGATCAAGTTCGGTCAAATCAACTTGTTCCGCGCTCTGTTCGGGTCCACTAATAGAGACAATTGCAGCAACTTGCGCGGCTGAACCTTCCCCGTCGCCTTGCGCGTAAATGCGCGTTCCTGCTGCTAACACTCTTTCCGTCGCTGTTGACATTTCATTTCCCCTGTCGGTCTATGGTAACACGCATAATAGTTTGAAAAATTCCATCTTCCGCAAGTTCGGTTGACGCGTCGTAATCTTCAACATCTTGTTGCCATTCGCGCCATCCATTCGTCATGTAGGTATTGCCGGAATTCGCTATTAGGTAAGACCAGTCACGTAAGGTATCACCATTCGCCGACAAAATCACAATCAGAAACTCGCCCTTAAAAAACCCACTCCCGCCATCTAATTCCATAAATTGTGTATCGTCATCGCGCGAATATACAACGCACGGATAGACCGTTTTAGCGTTCATCTTCTGGAATACTTTCAGATGATAGACGCGCGTCATCCCTAACACCGCTTTCAAATGGCAAACCAAGTCAGTTTCTACGTTACCCGTCTCACAATTGCTTAACGGGTTTCCGGTCGTTGTCGTGGTTGTCGGATTGCTCATTTGTTTTTTACCAGCGCCACCTTCACACGCTCTGAAAATTTTTGTTTCATCTTCTGCGTTACTTGCGATTTCGTCGCATTCAACGCACGGCGCAACGGGAATTTTCCGGTAGCGCGGGGAATCTTAAACGGCTGTTTCACTTTGATGATTGGTGATTTTTTTTTCCTCCAATATTTCCGCAAGAACGATGACCTACCTTGTTCAACAAGGTGGTTGTAATTCGCAGGAACAACTTTATTTCCGTACTTGTCTGCACCTATCAGCCCTTTTTTGATACCTACTAGTCCAAGTACGATCCCCTTGTACAATTTAACTTTTACGCTTGCTGCCTTTATCAACAAACCCGTCCGTTTATGTTGCCGTAAGTTCTTCTTAAACTCTTTATTGACAACCGCCGAACCCGCGCGGACCATTGCACGCAAAACACTTTTTTGCATGGCGGGTTTTAACCCCGATATTTGCCGCTTCATGCGCGCGAAATTCAACCAAGTGGTAAACCCCGACTGCCCTTTTTTCTTGCGGGATTTCTTAAACGCTTTGAATTTCTTCTTGGCAATTTTCTTGGCGGATTTGAATTTCTTCCCCACCGCCTTCTTGAATTTCTTTACCGTGAAACCCATCACAAAATCTCACATGCGGTAAAAATCATTTGCTCTGTTCGCTCTTCTTGTGCTATCGGCGGGCCTAGTTCAAACCATCGGCTATTCCACAAGAGCCGAAAACGGTGGTTGATCGATGCGTTGTAGCGCATCGTTATTTTGTGCGTCAAATCAGCGCGATATTGTCGCGCCCAAATCAACTCTCTTGCATTCAGTGGCTCAATTGCGCAATACATATCCCCCGTTTTCGTCGGGTATGTTACCGACTGATCCCCGCGCCCAGACTCAGCATCAACAGGCGCGTAATAGTCCGCAAAGTGAATCAGTTTGTTGACGTTCAACGCCCTAACCCCCTGATATACAATTGCATCGAGTATGGAATCTCTGTCATTGTTTTATCAGTAACCGGAATGCGGGTTTCATATAAGTGTAAACCTAACATGAAAATGGCGTCTAGCATTGGGCCATAGGTTGCGTAAATGACATCAACAGTATTTGCATCCCAAAAATCGGGGTTGAACAAACCAACATACGAACTAAACCGGACAGGGTAAAATTCTCCATACAATGGTGTCGGCCACACTTGCCCACTGCGTACTGTGAGCGATGGGAAGCAACCATCATGACGCAAGCGGACAACCGAGTCAGAACTAGCGTCATCGTCGATTGAAATTTTCAAACTATTGGCAAGTGGGGAATCGCTTTCCGTCGTGTACTTCAATGTCATTGCTGCAAGCGCCGTTGCATCGTTTAGCAATATCGGTCCTACGGGCAAATCCAATTTACTGTACATGAACGGGAACCGCGAATAGTCAACGTGAACCGATTTCGGAAACGCGGTTATCCCTGTTGCGCCTTCGATAACATTCGCTGCCGAACACAGTTTACCTAGCATGATATTGGCTTGAACATCCGCCGAACCAATTCGGTAATACTCTCTCGCCAGCGTCAACAGTTTCGTTTGAATCTTAGAGCCAAATGAAGCCAAGAAACCATATGGTGAATTATTGGTGGCATCTGGACGCGCATACGATATGATGTATGTTAGCTTCGTGTTGCCGCTATAGTTTCTTGACTTCGTTGTTGACATCGCTATTCACCTTTGACAACGCGCGGTTTGCGTTTCGGCGCTGTGTCTTCATCGTTCTCGTCTTTTTGCTCTGTATCCATTTCCGGCGGTTGAATACGTTGTTTGCGTCGATGCTTTTCGATTTCACTCGCCGTCGCAGGGCGACAAACCGCTGTTCCCAAATCAACGTGTTTCTTCGTCCATTCTTCCGCTTTCGCTGGGGGCAAATTATAAATTTGCCCCGCATGGAACGTTCCGTCTTCTGGTGAAGACGCGGTTTCAACCATCATCATCAACGGCATGTCAGCCTCCTGATACAAAGGTAATATTTACGCACGTTGTAGACACAACAGGCGCGCTGCGTGGCCGATGTCGGGTCACGCTTCCAACTGACCCGGTAGCGATTTTCACGGTCCCTGAATTCAGATTCAGATGCAAACGGTAGTAAGCGTAGATTGGCCGTACCACCGCGAACGCAATAACTTTTCCATTGTCCGATGATGAGCGCGTATAGCTAGCAAGATTGCTAGTCCATGTGCTATTATCCGCGCTACCTTGGATGCCGAAAATCGGTGATCCTGTGATAGCTACGATTGGAACACGGAATCTGATTTCATCAAAATCATCAACCGCTTGCGTTAGCAAAACTCCTGTTGAACCCGCAAGGGTTGTCGCTGTACCCTGAACAGAATCGTCTGTTTGGTCATTCCAAACTGGCATGTTAAAACCCTCTCAAAAGGTGTTTGAAAAATTCAAACATAGTCGGCGACGCGCCGACTATAACCAAACAAAATCAATTCGTGATAACGCGCGTAAAGGCGTCTTCCATACCGGGCATGGCGTCGATTTCTTCATACCCAATCAAACCGATTTGGTTTGTGAGCGCGAAAAGCTCCATTAAGTTTTGAACGCCCAACGTCTCGCCGTTCGCAATGAGGAAGTAAGAAAAATCCCCAAAGATGCCGACGTATTGGCCCGACGTGAATGTGGACGGGCAATACTCTGACATCATGTACGGATGACCAAGCAATGTTTCCGGTTTTCCGAATGTCATCGGGTCAAGGAACAACGGCCGGTTTTGGCTATCCACCAACTGCCGCGCCAATTTCACAAAGTTTCGAGATACCAACCATTGATTATCATAACCTTGGCGCTGATTCATGACAACGTTGATGAGGCCCGCATAGGTCAAGTTTGTTGCCGAACCTGACACAACATCCCGGCTTGACGAAATGCCGCGCGTAGATGCTGTGAACAGCCCTAACGGCTTGCCTGTACCCGATCCAGTCATGTACGCTTTCTCGCGTGTCACGCCAAATTTGTACGCAAGCCGCTTAGATACCATGTCTTCCGGCCCGCTGATATTTTCGGCAGTATCGCCACTGGCCGTTTGCCAACCGGACGCCTTAGCGTTCCGCAACCACTTCTTAGACATTTTGATAAGTTTCGTCACAACATTTGGCCGCAATTCGCGACGCCCAAACGCCATTGCCGAGTCTTCATCAATCGTCGTGATTTCACCCGTCCAATCAGCATCCTCTGGGTCAGTTTCGAGTGTCGGAACCCCAAGGGACTGTGCGCCGGAAACCGTAATCTTCGTTGCCAATTGATTGATAAACAGCATGTTATCAATGATCTTTAACACTCGCTCATAAATCTGAACGGGCGCAACCAGATACCCGCCAGCTACGTCGTTGTCTTGCTGGATAGCGCGCTGACGAAAATTGCCGTTCTCGACATAGTTCATGAACGCTTGACGATACGGCTCGAGCGAACGTCGGCGCGTGTGTTCGTCAAGATAGTTTGTCCGTCGTGGTGCGCGCTCTTCTTGGCGTGCACGTCGTCGCCCGTCAGTCGTGTCACGACGAAACCCGCCTTCTCGTTCCACAACAGCGCGTTGACCGTTGGGAAGAATTAAAACATCGCCTTCTGTGTAGCGTCCGCCAGATGTTGCCGACCGTTCCCGGCGAACTTCCCTTTCGCGCCGCCGTTCGGTGTCCGCGCCTTTGCCCGCCCTGCGTTCTGCGCGTCGTTCACGTTTTCGTCGGCGAATCCGCGCTTCGCGCTGTTCGTCTTCTGGTGCATCATCGTCGTGGTCGTTTTCTTCGCGCTCTGTGTCGTCGTCTTCTTCGTCGAAAACTTCCGCTTCAAGTTTCGCAACTCGCGCATCAATAGCGTCAATTTCCGCTTCCCAATCACGGGTCTGGTTTTCGTCTTCCGCTGTCGCTTCGCGCGTTTTCAGTTTTGCTGCAAGTTTCGCCATCTGTTCCGTGATGTACTTCTTGCGTCCGCGAAGTTCAAGCGCTTCTGCTTTCTTTTCAGATTTCGTTGCCATGTTATTTTTTCCCGGTCAAACGTTGAACTAGCACACTTCGCATCAGTTTTGAACGCAATTTCTGGTTTGAATTTTTCAATCGTCTTGGATCAAATTCTCTTAGGCTTGCCGTCGTATCTTCGTATGCTGGTACTGGTGTAAAGCACACTTCGTGTATCTCACCTTCATATACATAGCATGTTAAAACATCTTCGCGGGTTTTTGGCTCTTCCCATTCTTCACGGACATCCTTGAAAGTGAACGACATCCCCGCAATGTTACCATTCTTGATGTTCTCCCGTAGATCACGCGCGTATGATGTATCGGGTAAGTCACATTCTGTTACCAAACCTTGTGGTGAGTCGCGCAATCGCAAAGAGCCGCGCGACGTTCGACCAAGCACTAACGCGGTTTCATGCGCAATCGTGCAAATGATTTCGGGGGTTTGTTTCAAGTGCCGTTCAAAACAGCCCGCTACAATCACTTCACGAAATTTGCGTCCGCCCGTCATCGGCATAACTTTTGACGGCGACTGATACACAACGGCAACACCTACAGCGGTTTTTGCGTCGTCTGTTATTCGCGTATTCGATTGCGAATTATCTAAAAATCGCTTGTGTAATGGCATAGTTAAATTCTATCATAGGGGTTTGAAATTTTCAAATGGAACGGTTAGCTTGTATAAATCGGTGTGTGGTTTAGATACGTGGTTTCCGCATCGGTTTTCGTCGAGTGGCGCAACCCTGTAGCAAATACGGTTGCGGTAAGCAGGACTGACATATTTTGGTCAGCGCTCTCGTTACTTAGCTTGATGTAATATCTTTGCCGTAATGGTCGATGGATTGTTATGACCGCTTTGCCCTCTGAAATAAATTGATCAGGTGTGTAGGTTGCCTCTGTGCGCGCCGCGCCTTGGTTTGTATTTGTGGAAATAATTTTTATTTTCCAATCCGGGTTATCTTCAAACGCGCCTAGATTAACCGCAAAAACAAGTTCATTGTCCCCCGCGTTTGGGGCAAATACCGCTAGGTTTATTTCTGAAGAGGGCGCAATCGTAAGCAGGTGATACCCATCACCCGGATTCGCCAATTCAATGTTGTTGCCAATACTCATTTGATGACCCCCTTGCCTTTCAACAGTGTGACAATTGCCTTAATAAATTCCGGTTTCGCGACGGGCGCAACGCCATTCAAAATTTCCGTCGCGGTTGCCATGTCAACAGGCGAATTATTTTTGATAAATTCAATTGCGCTTTGAACTTCCTCAAAATCAATGTCGTTTCCGCCAATGTCCGCGCGCTCTAATGTTCGCATCGTGCTGGGCGCTATATGGGTATCCCCAATATCAGGGGGCAATAGTGGTTGATTCTCCGCGCGTAGAATCTGGTTCAGAGTCAACCAGCCACCATTGCGCCCCGCGCCGTAGTTCGTATAGCGCGTGGTTTTGTCGATAACATGTATATTGTTGTCGGTATAGTCAACGTAAGTGTCACGATTTGGCGGTTGGACAATTTTCTTTTCGACTTCCTTGTTGTATCTGAACCCCCAAGGAGCCATTGTGTACGCCATGAACTCTAAGTGTTGTTGTTCCGCGTTACTCATCGTTGTTGCGGTTGTATCATACAGCATATGCGGGGGGACGCGGAACCATCGGCACATTTCTAAAACATTGAATTGCCGTGTTTGCAAAAATTGCGCATCGTCGGGTGGGATGGTCGTTTGTTGGAATTTCATTCCCTCATCAAGAAATAAAAGTTTGTGCGCTTTGAATGGCCCCTGATGACTTTCGTTTAGCCTTTCCTCAAGACGCTTTGCGGCTTCTTGGGATAGCTCTAACGGATGAGAGACTACACCATTAACGGAGAGACCATTGCCAAAAAACGACGCGCCAAACGTGTCCGCCGCAACGCCTAGCGAAACTGTGAGCCGACCAAATTCCAAAACCGAGATGCCAGAATAGCCGTTGATCGTGACGCCATAAAAATGCAGCATATCGCCATCGGGAATAGTCCGCGCAACGGCAATGGTTCCGTTCTCTTCTTTCCGCAATACTTGATGTACTTTGTGGCCGTTGACAATTTCCGTTTTGATGGTTGCGGGTTCGTGCCGTTCAACCGCGAGAGGCGCGCCTGATTGTGTTCGTTTTATTTCGCCATAGCCGTTACCGCGCGCCAACACATCATACATAAAAATTTGTTGGAATTGGTTTGCCGTTTGCGAGTCGTTAGGGAACCGTGAAATCAATAGGTTTGTTGGGGAATTTGAAATTTTCAATTCGAGACCGCGACGTTCCCAAATGTTGAATTCCAACATGGAAAACGTTGATGAGATAAGATTGATTGCGCTAAAATACGCAGCATACGCCATTGCTGCGTTCTCATCTATATCAACCCCCGCTGTCGTCTCGTTTCCGCCAAAAAGACGTACTAGCGCTGGGTCGCGCGGTGGTAACGGCGAAACCTTCGTGGCGCGCTGCTTTAGATAAGACTCGATTCTAGAATCTATACGACGTTTGAAAAATTCAAACATAGTAACCCCCTAATAGATATATTATCCATCATACAGGGGCAAAAGTCTATTGGAACGAAAACGGTTTCGTTCCTTCACGTTCGTACTTCGACTTCTTCTTTGTCTCTTGCACCTTTCGCTTATCGTCGATGTCGATAGCTAAAGTAATTGCCGTTGCATAGATACCGTCAATTTTCTCAAAAGAATGTTTCTTTGAGATTTGTTTATTGCCGTTCGGCGCAATGGCAATTGCGGTGTTCAGAAACATCCAATTCAAAATTTTATTGTTGTAGTGTTTCAGGAAACCCGACTTAATCAACCTCTCAAATTCAACAGTTGCGGCACACATATTACGCGATGCTGCCGATATTGTTGAGACAACGGTTTCGTTGTAGTTCTCCGCAAAGCGTTTTGCTAACTCAACCGCAATGCGTGACTCGTTCCATCGGTCAATTGCTACTTCTTGCACGCCTTCCAGTTTGCAGATATTTTCAATGTCGTCCGCAAGTTGTTCATAGTTGATTACATCAAGCCCGGTTGTCAATCTTAGTAAGCCTTCGTCGAACCAGAACTTATATCGTTCATGGTTCTTCGCGTCGTGTTTGCGATTGTTAAAAATGGAATCCGGTAGCCAAAAATAAGGCTTGATGTAACGATAGTCGCCAACAAATTTAGTTACAACCATTGACGACATATCGTGGTTCAGTGACAAATCCAAACCGGCATAAATCTTGACAACCTCTTGAGGTTCTGGTTCCTTTTCCGTAGCGCAGAACAGCCACGATTCATATGATAACCACGATGCCGACTTAGGTTGCGCGCGATTCAAACGATAGCGTTTGTAGATTAGTTCGTCCGATTGGTTCCGTTGTGCTTCCGCGATGTCTTTTAACACTGTGCGTTCCGTCATGATGTGGCCGTATGACGGATTGCATTTAATAAATGTCTCTAAATCGTCCCATTTATCGCTCTCTTCCGCTTCATAGATCAATGCCAGAATTTCAGTGTCAATCAATTCCCCGCGCAACACTTTGCGCGCTACCTCGAACTCCTGAAACCACAAGGAAGATTCGTCAAGTTCACCCGCTGTTGAAAGCCAAATACGTCGGCAACATTCACGTGCTGCGCCTGCATATTTCAGCGTATTCCACATGTGTCTATTAGGTTGCGTATGTAGTTCGTCGAAGATAATTAACGTCGGGTTCAGCCCTTCTTTTGAAGTCTTTCCAGATGAACCTAGCGCGGCTGTATCGCTGGATAACGCCTCAAGAGTTGATTGCTTTTTATCGTAGCGCATTTCAAATTTGCTTCGCGCTACTTTGATCGTTTTTGAAAGTGTCGGTGACCGCTCAACCATATCAGCCGCTTCGTTAAAAATAATTGACGCTTGTTTCCTATCACCCGCAACGATTTTGGTTTGGTTACCTTCGACACCACGAACTAATTCCTCTAGCGCCATTGCTGCCGCAAGGGTGCTTTTCCCGTTCTTTTTTGGAATGCCCACTTTTATTTCCGTAAAGCGGTATTGACCACTAGGGGACTTCCAACCGTACATTGGCTTGACGAGTTTTTCCCACTGCCATTCGAGCAAATCGAAAGGCTTTTTCGCAAAGCGATCCTTGGTGTGGCGGATGTGTTTGGAGAAAAAATTGCGCACTTTTTCCGCTGACCGCAAATCGAATGTGTACCCGCGCTTGTTGGCTTCAATGTCTGATTTGGTTATTAATAATTCATCCATAACATTTCACGTTTCGATTCTTTCTTCGCTTTCTGCGAAGCGTTATTGACGATGTCTTTATAACTTACATTCCAATCTTTCAGCATTGTTCTGTAAGTATAGCAATCATAGCCGGATATTAGAATTTTGCATCGGCAAAGCCTAGCATAGTCTAACAACTCAACATGTTGCGCGTGTGTCATCTCACAACGATACCCACCCGATACACGCGTCGAAGGGTGGTATGGTGGATCAAGGTAAACTAGCGTTGTTGGTAGATTGAATTTTTCAATCGTCTTGATGGCGGGTTCATTAAATAGTTGTACTCCTTTCATACGATCCGCAAGCAATGGAATTGCGTCAAGCGCGGATAGCCAAGCACTTTCCGATTCTGGCATACCACGACGCAACCGGGTTGAATCCTGATATGTTTCACGATCCGCGCAACGTGACATGCGCGTAAGAACAATTTCTTTAACCGCAACCATCAAAGGCGCGTTGTATGTTTGGTGTTTGAAAATTTCAAACGTCTGCCTATTGTGGCTTAGCTTACTTAGCAATCTATGTAAGTCTTTTGCTCTATCACGAATCATCAACCAAGTGTTGAAGATAATACCGTCGATGTCGTTCGCTACTTCGTAGCTAGATGGTGGTTTTTGGAGCAGCACGTTACCCGCGCCGAAACAAGGTTCGACGTAGGTAACGTGCTCCGCAAAATGGCTGATGACCCATTTTGCCAAGTAGAATTTCCCACCGAAATATTTGATCGCGGAAATCATTAGTGCATACCCGTATTCTCTTCAACATCATACGAAGCGGTTTGTCGTTCGGCATTCATACTTAATTGGTTTGATTGCTTTGCGACACGTTCGGCCAGTGACAATACAACCTCTTTTTGGACGCGCTCGACTTCTTTGAGCCTTGCCACAATTGTGCCAACCGATTCGACTAATTGCAAAACTAATTGGCACAATCTAATTGCTTCGTCCTCTGACATCGTATCCCCCTACGGTAAAAAATTAACTTTGTAGTTGACTCGGAACCTTGGCATTTGCCTTTTATTAAACGCCTCAACCCCGAGTAGCCCCCGCAATAATTCAAGCGCAAACAGCCGTGAATCAATAGACCATTTTTCGTTCAGCGCGTTATCTAATGCCGACCAACATTCAAAAATAAATCGCTGTTCGTGGTACCATTGTTCCGCCATTCTCTCACTGTTATTACAGTCTATTTGTGCGCGTATGTCTGTGTCGTTGTAGTCACGAAATGAATACGCGCGGTTGATTTCCGCTTGGCGTTTGTCTACCCCAAAACCATACGCGAAAGAAACCTTCAAGTCTTTATCTTCGTAGGTTAAAAACTCCGCTTGAAAAAGGCCAAAGAACAAAAACAAAAACCTAATAGAGAAAATAGCCATGTCACAAACCTTCCTCAAAGTCTACTTCTGGGTCGGGTTCTTTACCTTTTACCGTTTTCTTCTTGTTCAACGATTGCGTCCGCTTCAATTTCGTGCGGTCAACGCGAAACAAACCGAGACGCCTTGCGATATTTGACGTAATCTTTTCATATTCCGCAATGACGCCTAGTACCGGGTTCGGTTTGATCGTCGTCCCTGTCTTAATGGTTTCCTTGCCATCGATCTCTATTTGAAGCGTGTTGATCTTTTCCATCATCTGACAGTAACGAGTTAATTCTAGCAAATCGCTAGGCGTTGGTTTCCCGTTGCGCTCTAGCGTGCATTTGTGAATTTTGAATAACTCTTTCGCTGTCACGCGTGCGATTATCATAAGCGGTATTTCTCCGCGTATTCATCGAACGTTTTGTATTTACCTAACGCGTTTGCAAAATCAATAAAAGTCATGAACCAAAAAACGCCATCCCCCTTTGACCAAACCCAAGGTTGACCCTGCGGGCCTGCTACGTTCATTGTGAGAAAAGAGTTATCGTCAAAAGCGAACATGCCATGTTTGATTTTTTCAAGCTCTGTGAATGGCTGTAGTGGGTTAGGTGGTGTGTCCTGTTTATCGGTGGTCTCTGATATCATCTCCGAGATAATACCAGAGACTTCCGACAAACAACGCGCTAAGATGCGTTCTTCCTCTCTCACTTCTCGACTATCACAAATGGCGTTCAAACTTTTTGCGACGCGCGCCAAGCGTTGTTTCCATGACAAAAAAATCATCGTATCACCTTTCGTTTTGTTAATTTCCACAAGAATGAACCGATCTTGAACTTACTTGATTTCGGATAACAAATCATGTTCTCGTTCGCGATATTTCGAATAAATACCGTTCGGGTAAAACCATTCTATTCTGCCATCCCCCGCGCGAATGCACTTACAATATTGTTCATCTTTCTCTTTTTGTAAAAGCTCTGGCATAACAGCGCAACAAACCCATTCATTGTTATCGCGTGACAAATAGTGACCACCTACGTGGAGTGTCAGCGTTTCGCGTTTGTGTTCAACCGCTTCGCCCAACTCACTGTTCTCTATCTCCCGCAATATGGCGTTGTGTTCTTGTTCAATTAAATTCAGCGCTTGCGTGTAAACTCGTTGTAAGCGACAACCGTAGCAATTACAAGCGGGTTCAGTTTTGTTTTCCATTTTATTTCCCTCTCAATTTTAACAAACAGATGTCGCATACCCAATACAGTTTTGTTTTTGCTGCGTCCGCAAACAGCATGTTTAGACCGTAACGCGCTTTGCAATATTCGCACGTTGGGCCTGCATACGGTGGGGGGCAAAACACTTTCACAATGTCCATTGACATGCGAACCAAAGTGTACGCTACAAGAACTGTAACAACAAATTCTTGGAATGATGTCATGTTACTCTCTCCATTTTGAAAACAAGGATTTTCCCTACCACCACTTCCATGAATCGTCCGGCATCCAATTAGGTTCCGCAAGGGCTTGAGTATTGAAAGCCCAAACCCGCAAAAGTATTTTGTCATTTGCGCGCACAAGCGCATCCGCATAGCCCATTGCGTAACAGTGAACCAAATCCCGTAGCTGATGCGGTTCAACTCCTTCCGGGTACAACCTACGCATAGCCTTCTTGAACGTCTCTTTCATCACAAATTCTCACTTTCTATAGGTTTGAAAAATTCAAGAAAAACATACGCTCGCAAAAACATACAAGCGCATAAATTTTTTCTCGGTAATTCGCGCCAAGG